CTTTGTTGTTAAACCTTTTATTCTTTTTATTTGGTTTCTTCAACTACTTGTTCTGAACCAGCAGAATCAATAACCCATTTGGCTAATTGTCCAATACCCCAACCTGCTCCAAAGATAAGGCTGGCAAGAAATACAACTTCTGCTAAACTCATTTTATACACTGAGAAGGGTGTGCGAATTCTGTCTTTAAATAGTAATGCCCAGAGGGGATTCATGTTCGAGGTCCTTTATGTTGTGTGGGAGGTCCTTCTCTGTGGTCACCATTTTCAACAATTCCACGAAGAATGGTCGATAGGCTCGTCACCACCAAAGTAATTAAACCTGCGACCACAGCAATCGACGTTTCAGGAATAAACTGTATTGATCCGATGAAGGCTAGGACTAATATGAGTAAGTACAAACCCGCAAACTTTGCGAGGTGTTTTGATGCCGTCTCCTTTGCACTCTCTCGGATTAAAAGTTCTCTAAACTTAGCATCAGACTCTGCGTTAAGTTTGTCAACTTGTACTCGCCCCTCAGCTTCTTTAGTTTCTCTCTCTACGCGCCCCTCAGCTTCTTTGAGCTTAAGTGCAGATTGTACATCAATGTACCCTTTACCGTCCATCATTGGTTTATCAGCCATAATATTTCCTCACAATACATAGTATGTAGGATACCCTAGAGG